AGCCGGGCAGTCTCTGCGTTATACCACAGATGACAGGCAGGCCCACTCATCCCCGAGAAACGATTCTTTTCAATCGAGACAGAAGTGATGTTCCTTCGCCATTCGTTTTCTTCGTCTTTATCTCGACGTAGACGTACGACAATATTCGCAAGTTGTTCGACTCCAGCCGTCCCCCGGATTTGGCCAGCCCGATTTGTATGGATAACCGCGATAAGACAAATGTCCAACTCCATACAAAGGGTTTTGAGTTTGGTTGAGATTTCATCTAACTGCTTCCTTTCGTCCCCTGATTGGTCAGAAACGATAATAGACAGATGGTCCAGAACAATATACTTACATCCAAGAGCTGCCATATGGCGTACTTTGTTGAGAACGGCGTCAACAGAATTACTCCCAAAGTGATCCCAAAGAACAACCCTTGTGTTGTTGAGTACAGAATCAAATCCTGAACGGAGTTCGTCCTCTTGCCAAGAATCACGAGGAAGGAGATGATAAGGTTGAGAGTTATGAATAGACAGGAGACCGAGGGCGGTGTCGCCATTGCTTTCCTCCAGATGTAGGAAACCTACGCCGTACTCCTTCTCAATGACGGCAGGATCAGTCAAGAGCTTGTGCTCTATGGCCTTCAGGAAGGATGTCTTGCCGACACCAGGGTCAGCAGTCACAACGATGAACTCGGAGAGGCGGAGCTGTGCTCGCTTCTTGTTCAGGCCCTCCCATGGCGTATCCACGGTGAAGATATCCTTGCGCTCCATGACGTCATCGAATAGCTCAGTGCCGAAGCGTAGTTCGTCAGGGCGATAGGCAGGAGCCTGCCACCATTCCTTCGTAAACGCTTCTGCATCACGAGAGAGGAGGTAGTCGTTAGCATCCTTGTGCTTTCGCATGGAAAGGATTTTGATTTTATGGAGAGGGAGTCCGACGGCTGCGGCTTCTCGGGCAGCCTTCTTGCCGGGTTCGTCTGCATCGAATGCAAAGACGACGTTGTCAAAGCTGTTCAGGTATTCGAAGTCTCGCTTGACATCTCGGGCGGCGGTTGAAGCTGAGTGCACGGAGACGACAGGATACTTGCTACCCATCATCTGGTAGGCAGCGAGGGCATCGTCCTGTCCTTCGACTACTGTGACGTATCGAGCTGATCCCGGGGGGAAAGCATGTCGGCCAAACAAACCAACCTCCTTGACGTTGCCTTCAAAGAGGAATTGCTTATCCGGATTCCGGACCTTGTTGCCGACGTGATCTCCTGCCACGTTAAACAACGGGTATTTTGCCTGATACGGCGCCTCAGGGCCTCCGACGTCAACCGAGTACCGCTTGACCGTCTCGGCAGAAAAGCCCCTCTCAGGGAAACCTCGGGCAATCCGAGACATACTAGAGAAGGGGCGTTCCTTTTGTACGGTCTCCGCAGTACGGAGCACAAGGTATTCACGGGTAGTCTTGTTGCACGAATGGCAGAAGGTGCTGCCGTCATCGTACACAGAAAGACAGTCTTTGTGCTGACACGAAGGGCAGGATTGATGAGTCTTGACGGCTTGAGCCATTCTCGTTTTCTCCGGGGCTTCGCGCCCTCTTATTAAGGGTTCTTATAAAGGGTATTTTATATGATAACTGTTATTAACTATTATCTTTAATAGATATCTTATATGATATAATCTTCTTATATACCCTTCTTAAGAGTATTATAACACATTTTTGAAGGGTTGTCAAGAGGGAAAATCGAGGTCAGGAACAATTTCCTCTGATAGGAAATCTCCCCACTCATCCATCAGGATACGTGTGATCTCTTCCTCGTCGTAGTTCGTGTTGAACACCTCATCGATTGCTCGAAGGCAATCAGGACACGGATCCCATTCCTTGTGATCGTGATTCCAGGAGATCGTGTCTTCGTTGAGAGCGGCATCGCAGATCGCACAACGCATGGTAAGTTTCCCTTACTCTGTACCGTTATTGTAACATATTCCGACGAGATTGTCAAGTGATCTTTTTATCCATCAGCAGATGCCAGACTGTTACCTCGTTCCCGGAGTTAGCATTCCGAAAGGTGGTGACAATCTCAAAGCCAAGCTCTCCCAGAATTGGTCCGATATGTCTGGTCTGACCGAAGGGATCATCATTGCGTTCAGCGGTAACCGCCTCGATTAGATGTACACCTCTGCCTTCCCGCCACCACCCTCGAAGCTTGTTATTAGTGAAGGCTCGGTTGCAGGCGGCGACAATATGCTTCCTGCGTTCGGCTTTCAAGACTTCGTATTGGGGTGTGCCCTCTCGATAATAAAGAGAATCAAGAGCATAGATATGAGACATACCGCAGCAAGAGCCGCCGTGCCTACGAACGTTAAACATCACGCAATACTCCTAATTGATCGCTTTGCTCACAAAGAGCGAAAAAAGTCAGCATAGTCGAGAACAGTTTGCCCCTCAAGGCCAGGAGCTGTGTTCACCTCTAGGACGTAAGCTCGCGAGGCTCGTTCGTTCCAGATGACGTCCACTGCTCCAAAGTCGATGTCAAGTCTTTCAATACATCGCATAGCCGAATCCCGTACAGCATCCGGAACCTGGATTCCGTTTCGTTGGAACACGAATCCATTACCATGATTACGAATTCGCCAGTCCGTGACTTCCCGATCTCGATCTCGAACTTTCCGTTGTTCAGAGATGATGGTGAACCTAATAGGCTGGAAGCCGTCTTCTTCGACTGGCCCTCTGATCTCTCGTCCGACATGAATACGGTACTCCTCAAGCTTCTTGATGTACTTCACATACAGCGGAGCAGGAACAAGCTGGTCTCGACTATCAGCCATGACAATACCAGCACCAGAATGCCCGTTAAGCACGGTCCTGCAGACGACCGGGAATGCTTCATCTGGAATGTCCTCCTGTCTCACCCAGAAGGCAGGAGTCAAATCCTGACCTTCAAGACGTTGGAAGAATGCCAACTTGTTAGTCGCGTGTTCGACCCGAGCGTTAAGCATCGTCAGGTCAGTCCGAGGGTTGTTATTCCCCCAGTTCACGACGATATGATCTCGGAATTGTCGTCGGTATCGGGAGTCTTCGAGCTTTAGGACTCGTCCGTTCAGCGCGTTAGCCAGGGCACGAGCCGAACGACTGCCCTGCTTGTAAGGAAGGATACGATATTTCTTCATTCTCAGTCTCCTTACCAATCAGGGTTCTCGTCGAAGGGGCCTGCAGGGCGGGCAGGCGGGGGATTGCCTGGGCCCTCTCGCGCTACACGCAAGGCCCGTTCTAGTTGTTCTTGCCGCTCTCTGATAACTCTATCAAGATTGGGAGGAACAGGTTCGAATCCTTGGAAGGCGTTCATCGCAGCATTGAATTGGAAGTCTTCAGGCGGCAGTCCTACATCCTCAGGCCGTGGGGCAGGTCGGATACGAACTCCTCGCGGGCGACCTTCGTCCTCAAGAGCTGGAATCTCGAAGTCCGGATCGGCTCTCGTTTCGGTTGTAGTCTTAGCCTTTCGATTGAACGGATCAGGAATATGGGCCTGACCAATCATCTCCTCCCAAGCCGGCCACGGGAATCCCAAGGAGAGTTGCTGGCATCGACGGAAGCCTTCCACAGACATCTTGTAAAAGTTCTCGTTGCCTTCGGTCTTCATCACGAGATCAGCAAAGGGCAGGATGTCAGCTCCCTCGCAGATCTCCATGAAGATATCGATGCCGGAGCGCTCAGACAGCTCATTGGCAATCAACGAAGGGTTCTTGTACTTCCGAGCGTACCGCGTCAGAGCCAGACAGAACTTCGACCAGAGGATCAGAAGCTCAGGGGACTTCTCCGCTCGCATACAGCGGTACTCGAAGCTACCTTGTGTCGTGATCGGACGGATGTTCAATGCGGAGTACTTGATCCCGTCGGGAAAGCGGATAATCCCCGTGTTCAGGAAATTCTCCCAAGCCTGGAGCGTTGCAGGGGACTCCTTAGCCGTCAGACAGAAGTGATTCGTCTTCCGCTGCTCGCCGCAGAAGTTTACGAGCATCTCCTCGAACATCGTCCAGAGGATGATGACAGCAGTCAACTCGTTGACCTTATAACCCCCTACGTTGACATGGACGTGGGTCGAGCAACGGTTTGAGAGATTCAATACGGTCCCTGCCCTCTCAAATACCCTATAAAGCCCCGTAAACAGCCCTTCCAGCTCCTCTTCGAGGCACGGCTGACTCAGGACATACTCCAAGCCTCCATTCCTCAGGGAGCCGTCCTGATGGACTAGCCACTGAGCCTTGGTCTTAGGGCCGATAACAGCCCCGAGAACGCCCTGAGCCGGGAGGTTGATACCTCTCGCAGGCTCTACTTCGAGTTCAAGACCTACATCTCCCAGTGCATTCGGGGGCGGATAGGGGCGAGACATTTCCCAGTTGGGAATCCCGCGAACACCCTTCTTCTCGGCCTTCTCGTACTTCTCGATGAAAGACATCTTAAATCTCCCGGATATTCTGGAGAGGCAACGCCTCAGTCTCAAGGATCTCCTCTCGTAGAAATACTCCATTACGTAGCAGAAGAAGAGAAACAGTATCAGCAAACATCCCGACTTTATTGCTGTGACGATATAGCCAACGTAGGCCGTATTCGTCGCGATGCATTGCGTAGAGTGGTGACAGAGCCAGAGTTGAATTGTCTCGAATAGCCTCGAAGACGCGTTCCAACTTCGGGTAATCGCCTCGACAAGCTGAGACATAACCTACATCCCTTGCGATATCGCCGAAGTTCCTTTCTCGCCAGTTAATCTGCCCAGACCCTTCCGAGAGTTCTCCGACTTGGACGTTGTTATTCGACAGGCCGTGCTGCCGATTACGGACCATCCTACGCTCAACGAGATAAGCCTTGCCTAGCCGCTCCGCATTGACCCATCCGCAGACAGGCAACTTCCGGAAACGATGGAACTTCTCATCCGAGAGGTTAAGACGAGAGCGCGTACCGTTCACGAATCGTATATCGGCAATCGGAGTCTCCTCGTCGATACGATCAACATGAACAGGCTCGTCTCCGTAGAGGACATAAGTCCCAGACAACCTCTCGATTGCCTGAGTCGTGTCTTCCCAGAAGTAATTCGTCGACATCTCACGCCGCCTCCCTCTTCTTGATCTCGCTGAGAAGGTGCGCCCTGAACTGGTCAGAGATATGGTACATCTTCAGAAAATTTAGCCAGGCGTTCTTAGCTTCGACGAAATCACCCTCGTCGATGATGCGAATCATTTCTTCTTCGGGAAGATAGCAGACATTTTCAGGAGAGGCGCCATTCGTCATGCGACCGACAGCGAAATGACACAGCTCGTAGATGGCGTTAGACCGTTCACGGGAAGTCAACCAAGCGTTGCTAGGAGTGCGGTATTCTACGCCATACGACTTAGGCCGGAAGGCACCGGCTTTGCCGTACAACTCCCGTCGACGAGCACCATCCTTGTCGATGATAGTCATGTACAACCCGACCGTCGCATCGAGCATCTTGACGAAGTCAGCACAGATAGCGATATGAGCGGGGTGCATCGCGGGGATGTCCTTATCCCAACCGAGATGGATGTGCCCGGCAGCAGTCCGGAAAGGACGATCGCCATCCGGACGAGGATTCGGCTCAAGCGTGTAGGCTGAGAAGTCAGGGTCACAGCCGAGCTCTCGGGCTTCTTCAGGCTGAGCGGCGAGGTACTCAGGGTCGAAATCAGCCACAGGACTGAAGACGAATTGGTACTTGTTCCCCATCTCCTGCTTCAGATCGTTCAGGACGTTGTTCACGGCATCCGAGAAGGCCTTGCAAGGATGATTCCTTGGTTCTGTCCAAATCCGTCGGGCAAGCAGCGGAACAGGCTTCGTATTGAACTCCAAAGCCATGCCGTCGACCTGGATCGCTCCGTGCTCCGTCTGGTGCGGGGATGACTTCGTGCCGGGCACAACACCAAAGGCTGAAATTACCTCTGTCTTTCGCGCTCGACGAATGAAAACTTCAGGGTCACAGCCGATAGTAAAATCTGCCATTTCTTTTCTCCTTATTCTCACATCACAGATTCAAGAGGGTGTTCAAGACAAGACGTACAAATGAATCTGAGGCTTTCTTCACCTTTTCCAATAATCGTCTTGAGCGTGAAGATTTCGCCGACTTCCGACAAGTCTCCGACTGGCTTGCGACAAAAGCAACAGCACCCTTCGGTCATCTCCTCGAAGACCGTCATTTCCCACTCACGGCCCGTCTTGCAGTCCGTGATATAGGTCATACCGGCGACTTCACGCAAACTTGTTGAGGTCAAAAGCGACTGATCTCTTGAGGTCTTCCAACAGACGTTGGGCTTTTCGGAGGTTCCTCCTTTGCTTTCCTGCGGATAGTAGCTTGATTTTTTCGACACCAAGGAGAGCTTTGGCTTGCTGGTACTGCTCGAACTCTTCGAGTCCGTTCCCATGTCCGAAGGATTCGACGAAGAGTCCTCGGATTTTTTCATAATAGAACTGATAGTCTTGAACTCTCCCCGACTCTGAGAAGGCTCCTTCGGGGCGGGCAGGAGTGCCAGGCTTTCTGGAGGCTTTCCCAGAGTTACGGTTTTCTGATGCTCGGTAAGATCGTCGTCCAAGGCTTCTAGCATGGCCTTCGCGCTTTCCCTCGCCGACCGAAAAGGGGAGGTGACTTCCTTGTCTCCCTCCTTTTCCCCGTACTTGTGGAATTTGCCGTCCGCCCAGTAGCCGCCTGTGTTACCAGAGTAGCCATGGGCGTTCGAGAAATTTCCCGCGTACCCTCGGACCTCCGCCTTCAGATCTACTGCCTTCTTCACTGTGAAGATCTTGTTAGGCTCATGCCCGTGCTTATTGATGTGGTAGGAAAAGAGCTTGTCAGTCTCCAAAGGAACGTACTGGCGCTTGTCCTCACCACCATCCCAGATTTCAATCCGACGATGGACAGCCCCGAACATCCAAGGCTCAGACGCCCAGAAAAGGACTTTCATATCCTTAGAGTAAGTAAACCACAGCGGTCTCTCCTTATTCCGAATGAAGTTCAAGGTGTCATCGGACGAATCGTGATAGACAAGGGCCCAAGCCCCGCCAACATTCAACTTCGGGATGACGTTCTCGACTCCGTACTCGGAGATGTGCCAGTACAGCAAGTCCGAATCGACGTCGAAGTCTCGGTTTCGCTCCCAAGAGTAATGGCCCTTAAGAGTTCCGTTATGAACTCCGACAATTGAACCATGTTCAAACGGATGCGCGTTCTTCGTGTTGACTTCGCCAAACGTCTTACTCCTACAATGCCCGATCAAGATCTTGGCGTCATTGTCGATTGACCTATCGAATTCCCGAGAGTCGAGTAGGTATTCAGGAGGACCGACCCTCTTCACCCATTTAGACTCACCTGCCTGAGTCACTCGAATGGCGCCTGTACCATCACGCCCTCGAAGCTGACAGACAGTTAGCATATCCTTGAAGATTTGACGGTGCTGGATCGTGAGATCCCCCGCCATGCCGACGATACCGCACAAAACACTTCTCCTTCAAATAGTTAGAAGACAGTCTTCAACCCATCTCTTCAAAGTAATCTTCAACGATCAAGGATTCTTCGTAGAAATCCCAGAGCTTGTTCATGCACCACGAACGATATTCAGGCGAGCCGATCTCAGGATGACCCTGGACGAAGAAGGCCTTCGACTTTGTGTAATACCCAGCCTCGATCTCCATCTCGTACAAGGATTCGTGCGGATGGTTGGCACGATCAGTCACAACGAGTTCACGCTGAGACTCGAACTTCGTGGCCACCTGCCGCAGAGAGTGAGCGACGATAGCAAGGTCAGGGTGATCTCGCAGCATCTGATGGTGCAGGCTCGTCGCTAGAACTGTGACATCATCCTCGATATCGAAGATATGGTGATCCGGGCCAGCATGGTTGTTCACGTCCTGCCAGAGCTTGCCACCATTCTCCGCGTGGATGAACTGAGCACCGCGACAAATACCGAAGAGAACCTTCCCTTGCCGAGTAGCTCTTGAGTACATGAGCTTCTCGTAGGTGTCCCGGTCTGCAGTGAAGTAAGTGCATTTAAGCGGAGTCTCGCCGTACATTTCCGGGTTGATATCCTCGCCCCCGATGAACACAACGATATCAGCATCGTCTACACTATCAGCTTTCAGACAGCCAGCTTCAGCCATCAGCGCACAGCAGGCACCGTAGAATGCGCCAGGCAAGACGAAGGCTCGAAGGCCTCCCATGTCCGGCATTTCTGTCTTGGCGTATGTCGTCGCAGCGTTATACTGCGGCTGTACCTTCATGGGCATTTAACAGACCTTTCTGCTTCATGAATGGAAGAACAACCTCCTCCATTTCCTTCATCGTGACGACATGGTGTGCTCGCGGCGGAGGCGAAGGAGCCTTAGCGAAGGGATTCTTGATGGCTGAGGCTGCTAAGGAGCCTTCGCTTCTGAACAGCCTTAACTCCTTCCTGAAATCTTCGTCTCCGTCGTACAACTCTTTCGTGAAGTACCTCTCACGGTAGTAGCCTTCATTCTGTTCATAAGGCCGAGAATAACAGTACTGTACGCCACCGTAGATCGTGGGCTTTTCGCGGTACGTCTCGCTTTCCTGAGTGAAAGTCTTTCCGAACTCACCAGAAAGGAAGTTCTGGAGGGCAGAGACATCCCGCCACAACGACCACGCTCGATGCCCCGGCTCTCCATAGACATGCGTATCTAAGGGCATTTTTGTCAATTCAACTCGAAACGACTGATTGGTGTTGAACCAAAGGGGGTACGCAAGGTGCCCGTCTACGCCCTCCTCGACCATCTTTCGGAAGCCGGAGAAGGCTGCACCGCCACACTCCGCGAAATGGCGAGAGATAATGCAGATGTTCTGAAGGAGGGGGCCGGGGATATCAGCCGAAATCACAATGAAGTCGGTGATCTTCTCATCCCTATTCAGAATGAAACGGCCGAAATGACTGTCTTTCAACAGCCAATTCAAAAAGAATAGTTTGTCGGACTTGGCATTGTCGCTGCCTCCTACCCTACCTATTGCGATTTCAGTCAAGACGATTGCCGCCGGGCCGCTCGCTCCAAGGCCCCGAGAGATCTGATAATGGCAGCCCTGCTGTTTCCAGGTCTGTGAGTGTTTGTCATTCGCAATGACGTAGTTGCCGACGCCTGCCCGTCGACCAATCGTCTCGGCCCATTTCGATTCGGCGAGAGTCCGAGCAGCCTCCCAGTCTGAGCCGGGCTTGAATATATAGTCTTGTATCTTCATCAGTCACTCTCCAGCCAAAAAGTTCTGAGGCTCTCCCCAACGCGATTGGCCGTTGGAAAGAATCTCACGAGCGACAAATTGATCGCAATTCGGGTATGCCTGACTCGCCGCTAAAGGACTGAGAAATGGTCCACATTTACCCTTCTGTCGGCGGAGGGCGTAATATTCGGTGACAACGACCGTCACTGGTGGCGGGGGCGGAGGAGCAGCTGGCTGGGGGTTGGTTCCGTAGAACTCGATCTCACCTCGACCCTGAAAAGGCTTGTAGCGGTAGTAGGCATTGCAGTAATTGCCAGAATTGCCGTTCAGCCAGCGAGCGACCTTCACGAAGCCTTCTGCCAGAAGATCAGGCTCATGTTCCGCGACCTGGCCATCGGTAAGAATGGCCTCTAGTACTCGATTTGACAGGTCGTCATGCTGACCAATAGCCCAGTCCAAATCCCGGCCACTCCCGTCGCCATCAACGAAATCATAGGCGTGGTAAATTCCGCAGCA